GAGCGATCCGGTCGATGGTATGACCGGGCAGGAGCAAGTCACGCCGCCAGAGGTGACTTCCTCCGAGTGCGAGCATCGCACCCTGAATACGCATCCGATCCTCGACGAGATCGGCGGCTTCTGGACTGAACTGAACACCTACTGCCCGAGATGCGGAGAGAAACTATGACCGTCCTCCTCACGATCGAGATCGCCATCGCAGCGATCGTCGGCGTCATCGCCATCCTTGGACTGAAGGGCAAGTGATGACTGACCTCCGAGCCAAGCACCAGCCGATCGAGCAGCGTCAAGGAGCGATCGGCAGCGTGACGTACTGCGCCGGATGCAAGACTCCGAGCGGCGTGCTGGCGAACCTCTGGCCGTGCGAGGTGATCGAGGCGCTGGAGGACGAGACGTACCGGCGCTTCTTCGACAACGTCGAGGCGGTCTACCTGAGCGACGACGAGGAGTACGAGTTGGTCGATCGGATCGGCGCTCTGATCGACGAGATCAACCGACGGGGCTCCTCGATCGAGGCATAACGCCGAGCGTCATGACGACCTCGTCTCGACGATACCGAAAGCGGTAGTGTTCGGGCATGAAGATCTCGATGAATCAGATGCGGCGGATCGTCGTCGCAGTCGACCCGGCCACGACGTCAGGCGACAATGCTGACGAGACGGGGATCATCGTCGTCGCAGAGGGACCGCACCTCGATCTCCCTGATGGGATCACCTGCAAGGTGGGTGGCTGTCGCAAGCACGGCTACGTCCTCGACGATCAGAGCGGCCAATACACGACGGACGCATGGGCCAGAGTCGTCGCTGACCTCTTCCACAAATGGAAGGCTGACCGCATCGTTGCCGAAGGCAATCAGGGCGGCGAGATGGTCGAGGCCGTCATCAGGACAGTGTTCCCAAACGCTCCGATCCGACGGGTCCACGCTCGACAGGGCAAGCGGACGAGAGCGGAGCCGGTGGCGGCGCTCTACGAGCAGGGACGGATCCACCACGTCGGAGCCTTCCCTGTGCTCGAAGACCAACTGACCTCGTGGACCGTCGACTCCGGCGAGAGCCCTGACCGACTCGACGCTCTCGTCTGGGGCATCGTCGAGTTGGGCCTGACCAACTTTGGCAGCGGCGGCAAGGAATGGCTGGAGTCGATGGCTCCTCCATGCAACGAGTGCGGCCAGCCCAACCCTCCGGCGGCGAGCCGATGCTCAAAGTGCGGTGCTGAGTTGGCCTCAGGCAGTCCCGGAGAGGACCCTCAGATCACTTCTCCGGCGTTCGGGCCGACATCCGGGCTCGATGTGCCCATCCCGGCTCCGAGCGACTTCAACAAGAGCGTCATGGATGCGATCGGTCAGTACGGACCGCAGACGTGGAACCCGTTCAGGCTGCCCGGGCGATGATCGAGTGCGAGATGTGCGGAGCCGAGTATGACCCGGTCTCTCGACGATGGCGCTGCCCGGCGTGCGGCTTCAAGTCGTCCTGCTGTGAGGGTGAGCCTTGCGCCTGACCTCGGCGTCGTTGCATCAGAGCGCCCGAGCATGTAAGGTTCGCACACCCGGTCCTTGAGAGCCCGTCGCTCGACGTGCTAGAACCGAAGCCACCACAGAGCCCGCAGGAGGGATACGATGGCAGTTCCGATCCTCGGGAAGCGACGAGAGCGCCGACAGGCGGAGATCACCGAGGCGATCGAGAAGGCGATGTCGCCGATGCTCGCTCAGGCTCAGGCTTCGAGCGGAGCGACTTACCCGGTCGTCCAGCGAGGGACCTCGAACCCATCTGATCCTTTCACGCAGACCGGCGGCTACGGCGACGCCTTCAACCCTCTGCCTCGTGGCGACGCCAACTTCAACTCTCTCTTCGGTCCGGGCTACCCACTCATCCCTGACCCTCTCGATGCTCTCGGGCCAGAGGGACGAGCGCTCCCACGCCGCACCCAGTACCTCGTCAGCGCCAACCTCCAACTCATTGACCGACGAGTCCCGTGGTCCGTCCTCAAGGGACTGGCCGACGACGTCGACGTCGTTCAGCGCTGTATCCAGATCATCCAAGACGCTTTGGTCGGACTCACATGGTCGTGGGGCTTCTCGCCCGGCATCCTCCAGCAAATCATGGCGGAGACCGGAGAGACCAACACGGCCAAGGCCAACGCCTACGCACGTGAGAAGTACGGCGATGAACTACAGCGAGTCCAAGAGTTCTTCGCTTACCCTGACCGCCGCATGGGCTTCACGTTCTCGCAATGGCTGACTGACATCATCTACTCCCACCTCGTCTACGACGGGATCGTCATCTACCCGCAGTACAACCTCGGCGGCGAACTGGAGTCACTCTCGACGATCGACACCTCGACGATCAAGATCCTCCTCGACAATCAGGGCTTCATTCCTCGGCCACCGGCTCCGGCGTACCAGCAGATCCTCTATGGCTTCCCTCGTGGCGAGTACGTCGCTGAGGACATGGACGCTGACGGCAAGATCCCGAACGGCTACCAGCAGGACCAACTCGCCTACTACATCCGACGTCCGCACCCGTCCTCGATCTACGGCTACTCGCAGGTCGAGGAGTGTGTGAACATCGCCACGCTTTACATGCAACGTCAGGCTTGGCTTCACTCCGAGTACACACACGGCGCAACGCCTCGCATGTTCATGGAGACATCGGCGACGGAGTCATGGACTCCAGAGCAACTGGCTTACTACGAGCAGATCATGAACGACCGCCTCTCTGGTCAGACGCAGCGCCGTCAGCAGATGTTCATGCTTCGCCCCGGCATGAAGCCGACGGAGATGAAGCAGATGGACCAGATGTATAAGAACACTTACGACGAGTGGCTGATCATGCAGATCGGCTCGAAGTTCGGTATCCCCTCCGGGCAACTCGGCATCAAGTCAGCGGCCACCCTCGGCGGCGGCGAGACCATCAAGGGTCAGACCGATGCCTCAGAGGCGTTCGCTACGGACGCTCTCCGCAACTTCCTGATCGACTGCATCAACGACATGGCTCGACGCTTTCTCGGCGTCGGACCCGAACTCACAGTCACGGCGACAGGTGGCGGCGGAGACGACGACAACCTCCAACGTGCTCAGGCTGACGCCTCGGACATCTCCGCAGGTATCCGGACTCGCAACGAGATCCGAGCCGAGCGAGGCATCCCTCTCGTCGACGAGCCCGAGGCCGACCAACTCGCCATCACTGGTGGAACCGGAGTGATCTTCCTCGCCGGGCAGTTCGCTCAGCAACAGGCGCAAGCACAGCAGGCCGCAGCGCCGCCAGCCGATCCAGCAGCCGCACCACCGACCGAGGCACCGAAGGAGACTGATGACGAAGGAGTTCAGGACGACGCTAGTAGCGGACACGAGCCAGTACCTAACGGCGCTGGATCAGGTGAAGCAAAGGCTGGAGGAGACGCTGATCCTGCTGGAGCATCTGGAGACGGAGCCTCTGCTCCGGGGGCGGCTCAATCACCCAAGCGTGCCCCAAAGCCAAAGGTTGCGCCTAAGGACGACGCTCGACAGCCCGACATCGACGCCCAAAAGGAACTCGCCTCGTTCACGAAGTTCGCTAAGACTCGTGTCCAACGAGGATCATGGCGACCCTTCGTCTTCGAGCACATCGGCCACATCGACGCCGTCAGACTGAACGACGCTGGAGCGACCGGGGATCTCGATCTCATCAAGGCCGCAGTCTCCGCTCCGCTCTCGACCGTCCCGACCAAGGCAGGCATCGCCGTCCGAGCCAAGGACACTGGCCGAGTCTTCATGCGCCAGCGGTCACTCGATCACGATCACAATGCAGGCAAGTGGGAGTTCCCGGGCGGTAGGAGCGAAGGCAAGGAGACGCCACCCGAGACCGCCGCACGAGAGTGGCTGGAGGAGATCGGAGTCGGGATCCCTGACGGCGAACTCGTCGACCGCTGGATCTCGCCAGACGGGTCATACGCAGGCTTCGTGTGGGAGATCCCATCCGAGTCAGCGCTCCCAGCAGGGACCGTCAAAGGCAACGGCGACACGACCGCATGGTTCTCGCTGGATCAGATCGCAGGGAACCCAGCCGTGATCGACCACGTCCGCTTCATGTCGCTCCACACGCTCGGCGCCAATACGGCCAAGGCTCTCGA